AAGGTACTTGATGGCCTGATGCGCAATATTCAAAACATTAGCCGGTTCCAATCGTCGCAGAAAGGCATTGCACGCTCTATCGTCGAGGGCGGTATTGGTGCATTTGAGATTGTGACAGATTACGTTGACGGTGACGCATTCGACCAAGATATATTTTGGAGGCCTATCCATGACGCAGTTGACCGTATATGGGTTGACCCTGTTAGCTATGAGCGCGACCACAGCGACGCGGACTGGGGTGTTATTTACGAGTACATAAGTCTAGAAGAATTCGAGAAGATTGCAGGCGATGACAGAAGTCCATCGGCAGTTGATAGCAATCGACTGAGCAACGTGTACACACAAAAGCCCGACTTCATCACAGTTGGTCGATGCTATTACCGCAAGACTACGCCGATCGACATTGTGAGAATGTCAGACGGCTCTGTGTATCAGGTTAACGAGGAATTTGAATCAATCGTTGATGACCTAGCAGCGGCAGGCATTACCGTTCAGGACACGCGCACACGCAACGCGTCAAAGTTTTATTTGCGTTACTTTGATAATGACGGATGGCTGAACGAGGAAGAAGAGACCGTTTTCGACTTCCTGCCAATCTGTGTTGGCTATGGTAACTACAAGGTCAGTGAAGGGAAGCGCTTGTGGCGTGGTGTTGTTGAGAAGTTGATGGACATTCAGCGCGTTCACAACTACGCATTCAGCCAGCAGGTTATCGAGACGGCACTAGCGCCGCGTCCTAAGTACTGGATGACCAAAGAGCAGGCGGCAGGTAATCTTAAGTCGCTGCAAACAATGAACACCAACCTTGACCCAGTGCAGACATATACGCACGTAGCCGGTCAGAACCCGCCAACGTATATGGGCGGCTCGATTGTTAACCCTGGACTTCAAACATTAGTAGACCAGACCAACAGCGGCATTAATCAGGCTGCCGGTTTGTTTGGCGCGAACATGGGTAATAACCCCAACCTGCAATCAGGCATTGCGCTTGAGAAACAGGTCGACCAAGGTAACAACGGGATAGATAAATGGTTTGAGGCTATCGAGGCCATGCTGCTGTACGCAGGACGCGTAACAGTTAACGCTATTCCTCGTGTTTACGACAGCACGCGCCAGATTCGCATATTAGGCGAGGATGGTTCAAGCCAGATGGTTGATATTAATCGTCAAGTTATTGACTCACAGACGGGTAAGATTGTCACCATTAATGACTTATCCGTTGGTGAATATGATGTTGTGTGCGAAATCGGCCAGAATTACCGCAGTAAACGCGAACAGGCCGCAGAAGAGTTTGCGCGCATCGCACAGGTTGACCCAGCTGTTATGGAGTTTGGCCGTGACGTGTGGTTCAGAAACCTTGATGCGCCTGGATTCGATGACTTGGCAGAGCGTGCGCGACAGGCAATGCTTAACCAAGGCTTAATCCCTCAAGACCAGATGAGTGAGGAGGAGCTTGCACAGGCGAAGGCAGCAGCAGAGGCTAATCAGAATAAACCTGACCCAGCCATGCTATTGGCACAGGCTGAAATGACTAAGGCACAAGCTGACATGCTAGGCGAGCAAAACAAGCAAGCAGAGCTACAGCTAAGAGCGGCTGATATTCAGGCTAAATACCAATCGCAAAATGACAAGCTGCAATCTGAAACGGCGCTTAACCTTGCCAAAGTTAACCAAGGACAGCAGAAGCTTGACCAAGATGCGCATAAGATGATTAACGACCTAGCCATTAAGCTTACAGACCTAGAGCAGAAGTATAACCAGCAGCTCAATGCGGAGGTGGCGGAAAATAAGCAGGTATTTGTATTTAATCCTAAGACTGGGAGTTTCGAATAATGCAAATAGTTAAAGTTAAAGGTGAGGATGGCAAAGAGTTTCATTTTCCTGATAATATGACTCCTGAGCAAATATTGAGCGTTATGCGCAATCAGTACCAAACACCTAATTACGGAGATGTCTTAAGGGATAACTCATACGCCGCGCCATATGTTCCAAGTCTCGCTGAAAGACTTGGCAACTCCATTAGCAGCACTTTATACGATACAGGGCTGGTGTCTGATAGGTATGGCTCACAAAGGATAGGCTCAAATGTTTCTAGCATGCTAGGGGCCTTGCCAGTTATCGGCGATGCCATGGGAGGTGATGAATTGGGCAGGGCGTTAAAGCGTGGTGATGCAGGAGGAGTCGGGATGAGCGTATTAGCGGCTGTCCCAGTTATTGGTGACGCCTCAAAAGCGATATTAAAAAAATCAGACGATGTTACTGATTTGTCAATATTCAAATCCGAAAAAGACTACAAGGATACACAAGATGCCATGGAGTTATCTTTCCAAGCTGAAACCGAAATGCTAAATAATTACAGCCCAGAGACTATCCAGTCATGGAGGGAGCAGCTAGATGAATATAAGAGGGAGCTTGATTATTTGAATATGGAAATAGATAAGGGTTCGGCCCCAGATTACATGAATGACTATAAAAGGGATTTTGAGACTAAAATAAAAGAGTTGACTGGTAAAATATTTAGGATGGAAAAACTAAAGCCAATATAAATGCAACAGGGGCTAGTTAGGCCCCTTTATTTTGCAACAAGCCAACATCACTCAATTCGCTGATAACAGCCCTAACCGCATCCTCACCGGCTTTGTCGATTAACTCTGTCAAAGCATCTTCATCACCGTTTTCGATAGCGCTAAGAACCATTCGCGATAGCTCGATAGTGCTATCAATCATATTCTCTTTAATCGCCGCAATGTCTAACTGGCTGCATTCTACAGCGGTTGATAGTTTGGATTTTTTCATTTCATCCCCTCAATCATCTTAGTTAATTTATCGTGCAGCTTTTCGTTTGCGCAGTAACGGCGATAAGTGCTTAGACTAATCTGCCAATACTCACAAAATCCGCCTATCGTATAGCCTTTCTCGTGTATCTGTTTTGTAAATGGATTCATTATGCCACCGTGTCAATATGGTACGTGTCAGTATTACAGCATAATGAATATAATGTCAACAACAGTACGCGACTGTATCGCGGGTTTGCATACCGTAATGGGGTTACAACATGAGTGAGCTAGAAAACGAAATCGAAAACGAAGTTATGGAAGACCAAGTTGAAGAGGTCGAAGAGGTTGAATCTGAAGAAGAGCAACCGTCCGATTTAGCACCGGATAGTGAGCAGGAACACGAAGAAAAGCCTGAGGCTGATGAGCATCGCATCAACCAGGAAAAGGTTCAGCGAGTCATAAACGAAAAGCATCGGTTAATGCGTGAAGCGCAGGAAGAAAACGAGCGATTGCGTCGGCAGTTGGAGCAACTCAACGCGCAGACACAAGACAAAGCTCCAGACTTACTGCCTGAGCCAAAAGACCCGTTTGCTGATGATTATGACGAGCAGATGAAAGCGTATGTCGAGTCAGTTCAACGCCGCGCCGAATGGGAAGCTGACAATAAGCAGCGTCAGCAAGCAAAAGCACGGCAAGAAGAAGAACTGCAACGCGCTCAGGTCGAGCAAGTGCGTTCACAGATGGAGTCATATACCGCTAAGGCTAAGTCTTACGGTATTACCAATGAAGAGTTGCAATCAGCGGCAAATATCGTTGGTCAGTCTGGTTTAAGTGATGATATTGCGTTGGCTATTCTCGCAGATGAGGAAGGCCCGTTAATTACAAAGTATCTCGCAGCAAACCAGCTTGAAGCATACGAGATTGCGCAGATGGCACCGATTCAGGCGGCTCAATATCTTGAGCGTAAAGTAAGACCTAAGCTGGCTGCATTGAAACCAAAACAATCCAGCGCACCTAAGCCACCAACGCGCACAAAACAAGTTGTTGGTGACGCAGAGCTTGGCAAGTACAAGCACTTGGGCGGCGCTAAATTTGAATAAGGCAATTACTCATGGCTAATTCTTTTGATAGTAACTTTACGCGCAAACTCGCAAAAGTATTCTTGAACGAGTTTGAAACAACTCGCGTAATCTCGAAAAACGTTAACACTCAGTTGTTAAGCGGCAAATTCGGCCCTGACACAGGTGAAAACGTAGATTTTAAACGTCCTACTGACTACACAACCAAGCGTACTGCAACCGGTGATATTTCATCTGGTAGCCGTTCAGACATCATCACCGGCAAAGCAACCGGTACTGTTCAGGACTATTTCACTGTTGACGTAGACTTCGATGAAGCCGACGAAGCGCTGAAAATGGACCAGCTTGACCAGTTGTTACGCCCTGCTGCAAAACGCATCGTGACTGACTTGGAGTTGGACTTCGCGTCGTTCGCAATGAAAAACGCAGGTTTGATGTCTGGTACTTACGGCACAGCAATCTCAACATGGGACCACGTAGCAGAAGCTGGCTCAATGATGCAAGCGTCTGGCATCCCAATGGATGATGACTGGTGCTTCTTTGCTAACCCGTTCACACAGCGTAAGTTGGCAAGTAATCAGCGCTCACTAGGCGGCGAGACTGGCAGCATGACTGCTAACCAACGCGCAGTGATTACTGATATGTTCGCAGGCATGAAGGTTATGACCGCAACGTCACTACCTACCTACACTACCGGTTCGGG